AGCGCGACGAGGCATCCGCTAGTAACGTTCGCCAGTTCCCGGCGCGCCGTCCTAGCACCGAGCCTGACTTCGACAGCAACGCCTGGGCCGAAGGGCTTGTGGTGAGTCCATGAAGCCAGCGAACCAACTGATGGCGACCATGGGCAACCTGCCCGCTGTGGAGGCTCGCCTGCCGCGCCAGGTGACGCCGCAGACGGCAGAGGTGGTGAACGACCTGTTCCGTCGCCTGCGCGGGATCTTCCCTGCGTGGCGCCAAGCGTGGCCGTCCACCGAAGCACTCGACGCCGCCAAGGCCGAGTGGATCAAGGAGTTCGCCGACGAGGGCATCCGCACCCTGGAGCAGATCGAGTTCGGCATCCAGAAGTGCCGGAAGCTCAAGAAGCCGTTCGCGCCGAGCGTGGGTGAGTTCATCGCTATGTGCGTGCCTGGCCCTGAAGACTTCGGCATGCCTTCGGTCGCCGGGGCATGGATGGAGGCTCTCATGGAAACCTACAGCCACGAAGGCGTGAAGGTCGCCGCCATCGCCACCGGCCTGTTCGACCTGCGTTCCGCAAAGCAGGAAGACAAGGGCCTTCGCCAGCGCTTCGACCACAACTATGCCGTGGTGATACGCCGCGCCCAGGAAGGCCAGCCGCTGGACGGGAAGATCCTGACCGGAATCGGCCACGACAGCCAGAAGACCGAATTCGAACTCGCCAACGAACTGGCCGACCAGCAGACCCAGGCGCGAATCCTCCAGCAAGGCATCCCGGCCGACGGCAAGTCAGCCCGCGAGCTGCTGATGGCCAGGTTCGGCAAGAACAAGACTCAGGAGCAACGGCCATGACCGTAACCAGCATTCGCTTCAGCACCGCACCAACCAAGGCCAAACCGCAGGCCGGCGACGAGCGCTTCCTGAAGGGCCGTGGCGTTCAGCAAATCCGCCAGCAGCAGTACAGCACCATGTACCGGGCCTACATGGTCAGCAACGGCCGTCCGGTGTGGGAGTGGGTCGACAAGGGCAGCGAGAAAGATCGCACGTCTGAGGCGTGGCTCCAGGCTCGCAAGTCGGAGCGACTGGCACTGATCGCAGAAGCAGCGGAGCAGCGGACATGATCGACAAGATGCGTGAAGAGTTCGAGAAAAGCCCGCGCTTTCGTGGGATGGATTTCACTCGCTCGGCGACTCACCCGGAGTTCTACGACAGCCCTTACGCGAACGGCGCATGGGATGGCTGGCAGGCGTCCCGCGCGGCGCTAGTGATTGAACTTCCTGATTACACAAGCCCGTATTACGGCGGCGACCACTTCGACGAATGTCAGTACGCAGCTGACTGTGAAAAAGCCATCGAAGCCGCAGGCCTGAAGGTGAAGCCATGAATCTCTCGGCAGAAAACATCGAACAAATCCGCGAACTGGTGCGCAGTGGATATCCGCTCAAGGCGCGTGATGCCAAGGACTTGCTGGGGCACAACGACCACCTGATCGAGCTGCTGGAAGCTCGCGGCCGTTTGATGCTCGGCGTCGAGATCGAGCGCGACCAGCTCCGCGCCGAAGTCGCCGGCCTCAAGACTGGCTACGAAGCCTACGAGCGGGTGAATGCTGAGCTGAAGGCCGAGAACGAATTGGCCCGCATGCGCATCAAGGAACTGGATCTGCTGTTTGGCCGCTACATCCTCGCCATGCGCGCGGCGGTCATCGAGGAGGAGCATGGGCTGGGCGCAGAGGGCGCAATGATGTGGATTTACAACTCGCTGGTTGGCCCTGGAGAGCTTCCCCCTGAAAACGAAACGCTTGCTCAGGCCTACTTCGACCGGGAAATCGTCGCGGTCGACAACGGCATGCAAGAGGTTCTGGCCTTCCACGAAGGCCGTCGCGCCGCCCTGGGCCAGGGAGAGCAGTCATGACCGAGCTCTATTTCATGCTGGCCTGCGGAATATGCGGGCTGAACATCGGATTGACGCCGCGTGAGGATCTGAAGCCCTTCACGGTTGCCGTTCTTTGGGTCGCGTCGATGGTTTGGCCGATCTATCTCGCAGTTTGGGCCTATCACCGTTACTGCAAGCAGGTGCAGCCATGACCAAGCCAGCCAAGCCTCGACCAATGCCCGTGTACTTGGTCCTGCGCCGCCTGGTCGATCCTGCCACCGGCAAGGAGGTGGCCGCGTTCGTGCCGTCCTCCGACGCTGACAGGTCGATCCTGCGCGAGCGTGAATTCAAAATGAACGCGAAGATCCGCGCCGACCTCAAGCAGCCACGCAACCCACGGTTCAATGGTTTGGTCCACGGCCTGGGCCGGGTACTGAGCCAGAACATCGACCGGTTCTCTGGCAAGCAGTCACACGACGCCATCAAGGCCCTGCAACTGGAGTCGGGCGTTTACTGCGACGAGGAGCTGTTCGACATCCCAGGCCTGGGCCAGCTCACCCGGAAGACACCACGCAGCCTTTCGTACGACTCGATGGGGGAGGAGATATTCCAAGACTTCTGGCGTCGGTGCTGCGCGTACCTGGTGTTGCATGACTGGCCGACTCTCACCGAAGAGCGCCTGACCGAGATGGCCGAGTTCGAAGCATTCAAGGAGGCCGCATGAGCGAAATGAACTGGTTTGTTTGGTGGGTCTTTGGATGCGGCCTTGTATTCAACGGATGGCTGGTTTTGAACTTGGCCAAAGTGTGTGTCCATCTGATCTACACCGCGGTCGCCGCCGCATCGTTCACTCGGTTCTGCTGGGCATGCGGGAAAGTCCACGGGTTTAAGGGCCGAAAATTCCCATCGTGGGTGTACGCGCCACAGGTCTGGTTCGGGTTTTTCACTGTTTCGCTTGGCGCTCGTCCGGGCTCGATCAACCACATGGGCGGTGCTGGTGTGTGGAATGGGATCGGCAACTGGACGGTGTTCCCCGCCAAGGAGGCTGTATGACCATCGAACGGAAGCCGGCCAGGCCGAAAAAATGCCGCGTTGCTACGTGCAGGGCCTCATTCGTCCCAGCGAAGCCGTTTCAAGCCTGGTGCTCGCCAGACTGTGCAGTGGCGATCATCCGCCAGCGACAGGATAAGCAGCGAAAGTCGTTCGCACAGCGCGAGCGCCGCGAGATCAAGGTGCGCAAGGAGAAGCTGAAGACGAGGGCGGATCACCTGCGCGAAGCCCAGGCCGCAGTGAACGAGTACGTGCGCCTGCGTGACGCTCACCTACCGTGCATCAGCTGCGACTCGACGCCGAACGACAACGACCTCATGACCGGCAGCCGGTGGGATGCCGGGCACTACCGATCCGTCGGCGCCTGCCCGGAGCTGCGCTTCGAGCCGCTTAACATCCACCGCCAGTGTGTGAAGTGCAATCGCAACCTTTCCGGCAACGCCGTGGAGTACCGCATCCGCCTGGTGCAGCGCATCGGCGCCGAGAAGGTGGCCTGGCTTGAGGGGCTGCACCCTCCTTGCAAATACACCGTGGAAGAGATCAAGACCATCAAGGCCAAATACCGGGCAATGACCAAAGAGCTCAAGAGGGCGGCAGCATGAACTATCAGAACGTCATTTCAGCAGTCGTCCGCGCTCTGGCAGCGGAAACCATCAACAGTGCCGGCGGCTGCAACGTTGAGCCGCGTGTGCAGACCAGCAAGCTCAAAGGCGAGATCACTGGCAAAGATGCGGCACTGCTCGCCGACTGCATCGTTCACAAGCTGCTGCACGCCCAGCTCGCCCCGCGCCATTGGAATGCATTGGTGGCCAAGTACAGCACCCACCGCGGGCGCAAGATCGATTCAATCGGTCGCCTGGTCGCGGTTGTGCCTACACCCGCGCCGCTGCGATTCACCCAACAGGCGGTGCTGGTCTGGGCGGTACCGCAGCAGTCGAAGGGCATCCAGCGCGCCGTGATGGAGATCAAGGCGCCAAAGCACCGGGAAAACAAGGAGGATGGCCAGTGGGATTGGCGCAACAAGGCGGCGGACGCCGATATAGCCCGTGCCAACAAACACGCCAGGTCGGTCGCCGAGTCGAAGCCGGGTGAGATGATCGTCCTGGCCGAGTCGAACTACGACATGACGAATTGGGATGCCCAGGGGCTGACAGAGCGAACCTACCAGCGCTGGAACAAGGCGATCAAGGAGGGTTTGGAGTCGCTTGTGAACGAGGCTCTGGTAGAGGCGCAGCACATGCTTGAAGCGGTTGGAGTGCTGGAAAGCGAGGCGGCATGAAATAGTCCCTCAAAAGGGCTTGCAATATCATGTCGCCATGTCGCATTATTCACCCATCCTGTCATTCCTGCGTGTGTAGGACTGACTAACAAGAACCCGGCCACTGCGCCGGGTTTTTTATTGCCTAAGTTTCCCCAAGCCCTCAGAGCCTCTGACTTGTCACGCTGATGAGGGACCTATTCAGGGCCTCTGCACACGCAGGGGCCTTCTAGTTTTCGGCTCCACCACACCCATTGCTCCGAGCTGGGAGTGCTGTGTGAGCCGATTCAATTGCTAGGCCGAAAGCGGCCAACCTATACCGATGGAGCGAAGATGGATCCTACTGACCTCGGCCCAGGCACAGCTACCTGGCTGGGCGGTAGTGCCACCGTAGTGCTAGGCGGCCTGCTTTGGTTGCGCAAGTTCCTGTCAAAGGACGCGACTGACCGGGCTATGGATAGCGCGGACATCGGCACACTTCGCCGGCTGAACGAGCTGCTGAACCAGGAGCGCGCCGCCCGCAAAGAAGCCGAGGCCCGCGCTGATCAATTCGCGAAAGAGCGGAATGACCTGGCCGCCGCCGTTGGGCGCATGGAAGGCAAGATCGAAGCGCTCACCAGCCAGGTCGCCCAACTCACTGACCGAGTGACGCAGCAGAGCGACGAGATCACTCGCCTGCGCACCAAGCTGGGAGGTATCGCCTGATGGACAGATGCGCATTGGAATTTATCGCACGCCGCTGGTGGCGCCGGACTGAAGTTTGGGCCATTGCTGTCGTGCTGGTGGGTGGTGGGGCTGTTTTGGGCTATCAGGCCGCCTACTGGTCACTCGCCGAGAACCAGAGCAATCAGGTCAAGGGCATCCGCGAGGCCTACGACACCGCGATGACTGAGCGTGATAAGCGCCTGGAAGAGCTGACCCGCAAGACCGGCACTGCCGCCGACAAGGCCACCAAGGCCGCAACCACTGCGGCCCAGGCTGCTGATAAGGCGGACGAGGCACTTAATCGTGGATTACTTGATCGGTGATAACCGCTACTCAGCCAGCTACCAAGAACTACGCGAGGAACACGCCCGATACGTCCAGATGAGCGACAAGCGCTTCCTGAAGGAACTACCAGGGGCTATGCACTTCGCGGTGTTCGTGTGCTGGTTCAAGGAGCTGCCGACCAGCCAGGTGCTTTCGGATGAGGGGATCGTCCACCAACTGGCTCACCTAATCCATTTGAAGGGTGAGCCGCTTGTGATGGGCAGACTCGGAGAGATTCGGGAGCTGTTCGACCAACAACTGCGGCTTGCACCGTAATCCGCGCCACGTTTTCGAATGCGCCAAATCGTGGCGCGCAATGGAGTAGGGCATGACCGCGACCATTCACGACATCGCCGACCAACGCCCGCACCTGATGGTAGTGGCTAGTGATGGCGTGCACGTACTCCCTCACGCCCTGGTGCAGTCAGTGATTGATGGCGACAAGCCTTCGTCCATCCTGACCGAGCCAGTAGTCCAGCGGATCATTCAAGAGTGGCTCCAGAAGGTGACCGAATGACCGTCAAGGTACTGGAGTTCAAGCGGGAAGACTGGCGCGATGCCGCAAAGACCCTGCGAAAGATCGCCGACGACCTCGACGCTGGCGAGCATCCCGAATGCACCGTAGGCGCCTTGACCCTGATCGGCGCGAAGGGAGAGGTGACCGTGTTCGGCCTCGGCCCCAAGTGCGATGACCTTCAATGCCTGGGTGCCATGCGCCTGGGCGAGCAGAAACTGATTGATGTGCTGCTGGACAGCCAAGACTAAGGATTCCGCATGACAACCAAGCAACCCGACTGGGAGCGCATTGAACAGCTCTTCCGGGCTGGCTTGCTCTCAGTGCGTGAGATAGCCGCTGCCTGCGGTGTCTCCCATACAGCGATCAACAAGCGGTCGAAGGCTGAAGGCTGGGATCGTGACCTGAATGCCAAGATCAAGGCCAAAGCCGATTCACTGGTTTCCAAACGAGAGGTTTCCACAAAGGTTTCCACGGAAACACTGGCAACTGAGCGTGGAATCGTAGAAGCAAATGCCGAGGTCATTGCTGACATCAGGATGGCCCACCGAGGCGATATCTCTCGCGGCAGGCGGCTCACCAACAAGCTGCTGGATGAGTTGGAAGGGCTGACCGACAACCGGCACTTGTTCGAAGAGCTGGGCGAACTCATGCGCGACCCAGACGACAATGGTTTCGACAAACGTAACGACCTATACGGCAAGGTGATAAGCCTGCCGGGCCGCTCCAAGACGATGAAGGAAATGGCCGAAACTCTGAAGACTTTGGTTGCTCTGGAGCGCCAAGCCTACGACCTCGACACCAAATCCGGCGGCGCCGATGCCGACGAGCTGTCCAAGCTGATGGACGATCTATCGAAGGACGCCTGACCATGAAGCCCGAGCACATGAAGCTGCTGCGGGATAAGTTCTGGCGACTGAACAACCTGTACTTCATCACGGACAAGCAGGGCAAGAAGGTCCGCTTCCGGATGACGGACGAGCAGGTCGAGTACTTCCAGGGGATGCACACTCGAAACCTGATCCTGAAGGCTCGGCAGCTTGGCTTCACGACCGAGTGCTGCATCATCCAGCTGGACGCGGCACTGTTCGAGTCGGCTAAGTGCGCGTTGATCGCTCACACCCTAAACGACGCCAAGCGCTTGTTCCGGGAGAAGGTGAAGTACGCCTACGACAACCTGCCGAAAGAGATCCGCGCCGCCAACCCTGCGAGCAACGACGCGGCCGGTGAGCTGGTGTTCAGCAAGGGCGGGTCGCTCTACGTCAGTACTTCATTCCGGGGCGGAACGCTGCGTTACCTGCACGTGTCCGAGTTCGGGAAGATCTGCGCCAAGTTCCCACACAAGGCCCGAGAAATCGTCACTGGCGCCTTCGAGGCCGTGGCTACTGACTGCTTTGTCACCATCGAATCAACGGCTGAGGGTCGGGCCGGTTACTTCTTCGATTACTCGCAGGGCGCCGAGAAGCAGCAGTTGTCCGGCGTGGCCCTGGGCCTGTTGGACTGGAAGTTCTTCTTCTTCAGCTGGTGGAACAACAAGGCCTACTGGCTCGACCCGGCCACCGCGATCATCCCTGACCGGCTGACGGCTTACTTCGATGAATTGGCAGCCAAGCACGGGATCGTGACGAACCCAGGCCAGCGCGCATGGTACGCGGCAAAAGAGAAGACCCTCGGCGACGACATGAAGCGGGAATACCCGTCGATCCCCGCCGAAGCCTTCCAGCAGTCGATCGAGGGCGCCTACTACGCCAGGCAGTTCGCCAAGTTGTACGGCGATCAGCGCATTGGTGTGCTGCCCGACAACAGCCACCTACCAGTTATCACTATTTGGGACATAGGCGTCAGCGACTCGACAGCCATTTGGTTTGTTCGGCAGGTCGGCGAGCAGTACCACGTTATCGACTACTACGGAAACTCAGGCGAAGGCCTGCGGCACTACATGAAGGTGCTGAAGGACAAGGGTTACACCTACTCCGAGCACTGGGGGCCGCACGACATCGAGAACCGCGAGTTCGGCAGTGACGCCAAGACACGCAAGGACATAGCCCGAGAGGGTTACGAAATCGACGGCCAGATTTACCGTATGACTTTCCAGGTCGTGCCGAAGATTGGCGTAGACGACGGAATCGAGCAGGCCCGAGAAATCCTGGCTCGGTGCGCCTTCGACGAGGCCAAGTGCGAAGAGGGCATCACCTGCCTGGAAAACTACCGCAAAGAATGGGACGACAAAAAGGGCTGCTGGAAGGATAAGCCGCTCCATGACTGGTCATCCCACGCGGCGGATGCATTCCGGTACTTCGCTGTCGCCAAGAGCGCCCGGAAGCCGGTCAAATCAATCAAAATGGGATTCGCACGCTAATGGCAGACGTCACCTATACCCGCCCGGAGTACGACGCGGCACAG